CCCAACATTTAGGGTTGAAGCTGAATTTGGTGATACTTTTGTTGGTAGATTACTTGATGTTAATGGTATTTCTTCTGCTAATCCAACAAATTCCCAAGCAATTTTACAAATTAGAAACTTGGGTGTAAATGGAGCAAATGAATATACCATCAACCAAGATCAATCTATTGATGCATTTGGTTATACTGGTTATAAAAACAAAAACGGTGGTCACATCGCAAAATTTGTTAACTCAGATTCTACTCTGTCTGTCAATATAAATTATATTGTAGCCGTAGCACCTTCTACTGGTGCTCTTATCCTAACTCTACCAGATAATCCTGTAACGGGTGATGTCATTAGAATTACTGAGGTTCAGGGATCGTTGACTTACAACAACTCTCTCGTAATTCGTGCTCCAATTATTGGTGGTGAACCAGTAGCACTCCAAGGAGATACTTCTGGAACTAAGTTGGGTGGTCTATCTACAGCATATGGATCTGGTGAATTGGTTGTTCAAAACAGAAATGCTTCCTTCGGTCTCATTTATGTTGGACAAACTGATGGTGATAACTTTATCCCTGCTGTCTATCAAGGTTGGTGGTTAACTGAACTCTAATGGCATTCTATAACAGACTAAAGACTATGAAGTCTGCCCCAGTAGGCACTATCATGCCCTGGGGTGGTAGCTCTAGTAGTGGAAATAATCCACAAAATATTCCTGTGGGGTGGGTTGTTTGTGATGGAAGAACATATGACTGTCAAGATTTACCTTTGCTAGCTTCTGTTCTTGGTAACACATACGGTCCTACTGATAGTGCTATAACTGGAAACTTTCCTGATTACGAAGATTCGGATCAGTTTAGAGTGCCAAATTTGAATGGTAGGTCCATGGTTGACCTTGAATTAGATATGTTGAGTGAAACTAAGTATCAAGCTGGACAGGCAAATGTTCCTGAACTCATTGGACCTCTTGTTTCTGAAGATGGTACTGGTGTTACTCCTCCTACAATCTATAGTGCTGATACGGATATGAATTTTAGCATGGATCCAATTGATACCATGGCAGGTAAAATTCAGAATATCACACTGAATGATCCTACATGGTCCAAAACATATTATGTCTTAGGTAGAAAACTTGGAATTGATCATACTCCTTCCCATAAACATGGTGGACAATATGAAACTGCTTTTCCAAGTGGAAAATATGTACAGGTATTTGAAGCACCAAACTTTCAAGTTTCGGGTAATCCAAACTATGAATCTGCAAACTTAACTGGTGTTAGTAGTACAGATAGTGCTGATGTTTGGCCAAATGGTTTTGGTTCAATGACTTATTATGATTCAAATACTTTGGTTTTAACTGATCAGGCAAAGAGTTTTACTCAAGATCAAACTCCTGTGCAAGGTTTGACTAGAACAATTCCCCCTGGTGCATCTGCAATTACAGATGCTTTTTCAGATAGTTATAACTATCAGCATCACATGAAGATGCACACGGGTGTTTTTCCACCACCTGCTACTATTTTTGGAAGACCAAACTATTATAATGGTGATGCTAGTGTCACATATCCAACTAACTTGAGTCATATTGCACAAGATTTTACTGACTCAGCAATGGCATCTCATAATCACTTTAGTTTTGACATATCAATGAATGCTCCTGGACTCAGAGTTCCGCCAAATATTGCTGTTAATAACGTACAATCTTACACTGTTAATATTGAAGATATTCCAGATGCGTTAAATATTCTTATGGACAATCAAACTCCATCACAAACTGTGTTCATGATCATCAGAGCCTACTAAAATGCCAGTCTTTTTAAATCAAGAAAGAACAAAGATCGGAACAACTACGGGAACACTCATTGCATTCCCTAGAGAGTTGGACGTTAATGATCCTATTGCTGGATTGAGTTTGCAATTACTACCATCTGGTTATTTGAGATGTGATGGTTCTGTATACAGTGAAAATGTATATCCAGCTCTTGCACAAATTTTGGGAACTGGTGACACTTGTGTTTTTAAACAACCAGATACAAATTTAACAGACTCTCAATTTCAAGTTCCAGATTTAAGATCAAAATTTATTAGAGCAAGTTCGGCGTCAGATCAAGGTGTTTTAAATGATTTGACAGTTACCAATGCTAGTGGACAGACAGTTGATAGATCTGGTGTTGGAGTAAACGTATCGTCTAATGTTGGTGCTCAAGCAGTCATTGATATGACTGGTCAATTTAGAGTTCCAGCAAGAAGTGTCAATTTAACAGGAAATGTTGGTTTTACAAAACCAAAAGCTCCTGATGAATCAACTGTACAGGCAAATGCTTTCTTGCCACACATGCACTACACTACGACATTTAGATGTAGAACTATTAGAAGAGGTGGTAGTGATGTTTTTGAATTAAATTATTTTACTAATGCTTCTACAATTGGTGTTCAAAATTGGTTTGATGCAACTGATGAACAACCAGCATGTAAATTTTATGCACAATCAGAAGTCTGGGCAGGCGGCGGCACATACATTTCGTCTGGAACATTTTTAGGAGTTGGTGCTACATTTGAATATTATGGTATTTGTAAGGGATCTTGTGGTGGTTTTATTACTAGTTGTTTAATTCCTACTGGTAATACTGTAAATATTGACACAACCCCAGAGGGACCATGTAAACAAACTTATACAGTTTTTGGTGTAGGATTAGTTACGGTTGATATGGAGTGTGCTTCTTCCAGTAAGAACCTTGCTGCTAACTATGTTGAGGGTGCAACTGGAGTTGGTAATGATAATATTCCAACTGGTGCAGCAACAGATGGTGGTGCAATTCAAGCATTTTCACTATGGGAAGGTGGTACAGCATACACAGGAACAAATGGATATTATAGTAAGGGTCTTGGATCCTGGGCATATAGTGGATATGGTGGTGCTGCTGGCACTTGGAATAATTTAGATGATTTTGCCCAAGGTGATGTTGATTTAATTGGTGGTAGTGGTTCTGGTGCAAAAGCAACAGTTAGATTTGAGGCTTTAGCGGGAACTGGCGGACAACCTAATAACACAAGATATAAGGTTATTGCTTGGCTTAGTGTGGGAACAGGTTATGCCATTGGTGATGTTCTTACATTCCCTGATGTGGGTGGAAAGAATATTGGTAGTGCTGATCCTGATGGTGGAGGTGGAATTAGTTTACAGGTTACATCAACCACATTTGCGAGTGGTGAATCTGCAGCAGGTTATCCACATAACACATCTCTTCATGATGTATTACCTGTGGATACAAATGTTGATAGTTCTACTAACATTGCATATCCTCAAATTTCAAATATTATTGAGACAACTCAAGAATTTGGTTATGAAGAAGATCCAACTGAGCACACACATACTATCACTTATCAGACAGGATTGACTAATTATCAGTTAAATATACCAGAGACATTCATTTCTACTGATGGTATGTCAGCCTCTGTAAATATCAATCCAGAGAGTGATACCAAAATTGATTCATTGATTGCTCCTTTTATCATGGTAGACTACTTAATCAAGACCTAAGATGCCAAGAAATATTCGTACTAACTTTCTCACAGACAAATCTACCTTTGGCAGTTCTACAATGCCAATTGGTAGTATTGTGCCTATTTTTAAGGCAGATGATGATAAGATTACAGATAATGGTATTGTAACTTCATTAGGATCTATTGTTGGTGGTGCTGGAGCTGGTACTGGATATGTTACTAATTTGGGAACAGTTACTGGATTTCCTACTACTCCTATCACAGCAACTATTAGTAGTACAAATTTGAGTCTTGGTAATGTAATTAATTTAGCAAATCACCCATTTATTGAAGGTGATAAACTCACGGTTGTAGAATCAGAACAAGCACCAAATAAAGCAAAATTGGGTGCATCTATTGCAAGTTTTGTTATTACTGATCCTGGTTCTGGTTATACTAGCGCACCAATTGTAAGTGTTGTTGATACTGGAAGTGGACCAGCATCTCCTGGTGAATTTTCTGCAACTATTGATGTAGCAACGGGACAAGTCACGGGAATTACAGTTACTGATGGTGGAGTTGGATATCAACTTCCAACAGTTACGTTATCAGGTGGTGGAGGATCTGGTGCTCAAGCTAGTGTGAATCTCGCTAGTGGTGGTGAAGGTGGTGTACAATTTGAGAAAGGATTTGTTTTTTATGTTGATTACATTAATGCCAACAGTTTCAGATTAACAAGAAGCAATGGTGACATTGCTGCTGGAAAGTTTTATAACATTACTAGTATTGGATCTACTGGTACTTTTGAGTTAGCATCTGCGTCTGGATTTGGATTGACAGTTGGTGTTGCTGCTAATCTTGACGGTAGTGTAAATTTTGCTACAATTAAAAAACCTGGGTATGGATATACAGATGGAGATGTAGTTTATATTCTCCAACCAGGAAGTAGTGGAACAGCGAGAATGGAAATTGTTGCCACATCTTCTACTACAGCTGATGATCCAGCACTTCAATATCCTGGATTTTTGTATTGTGATGGTAGCACTTATGAAGCTGATGAATTTCCTTTACTGTATGAGGTTATTAAAAACCAATATGGTGGTACAGGTGGAACATATGATGTAGAAGATTTTGGATCTTCAAGTGCAGTAACATTTAGTGTTCCTGACTACAAAACAAAAAAACTAGTTGGAGCTGGTGGTGGTGTTACTGGAGGAGGATCTCCCGTTTCTGGAAACGTAATTTCTACAGTTGGAGCAACTGGTGGTCAGTGGTATTTCTCTAAACAACAGCAAACCACTCTATATGATATTGGTAATATTGTTATTTCTGGATACACAAATGTTACTGAATTTGTGGGTGGATCTCTTACTGGTGAAGTAACACTTGTGATTGGTCCATTGCAAGATAAACCTCTTTCTGCTGTGCCAGAACATGATCACGCAATTCTAACTTCAACTGCTCCAGAAGCTGGTGCATTTGAAGGATCTGGATTTTTTGTTGATGATCATCTTGCAAGTTTTAAAAGTACAACTGGTCAAGTAAGTTATTTCTTGCCATCTGGTGGTGCTCCATTATTTCACCAACACGGTATTGTAGATAGTGTTATAACAGATCCATCCACAGCAACATATGGAAATGTTAGTGGCATTGGTGAAAAGGTTACTAAAATTATTACTGCTACAAGTATTATTGGATCTACTAGTGGAGGTCAGGCAACGACTACCTTTAACATTGCAAATCATGGACTATTTACTGGTAACATGATTAGGGTACAAAGCAATGATCAAACCACTCAAGCTGTATTCGTAGATGGTGATCAAAACTTAAGTTTTGCTACAAATACGGTGTGGTGGGTTATCAAGATTGATGACAATAATTTCCAACTTGCACGATCAAAGTATGATGCAAGAAATAGTAATGCACTCACTGCATCAACAAATGGTAGCGCAGGTCAAGATATTATACTTGAAATGGGATATAGAATTGCTGGTAATTTACCTGCAGATACCACAACAATTATTCAAACACCAAACGACCAAGTTTGGGATATTGATAACACATATACCATTGGTGGAAAAACTATTACTCTTCCTGGTGGATCTACAACAACCGCAGTTAAAGTTGCGGAACGTGGAACAGAAGGAACAACAAATGTTCCTGCACCAACATCTGAACAATTACCGATTGCTGGTGTTTCTGGATTCTTATCTGGCGCAGGTGGCGGCGGTGGCACTACAGATACCAATGGTGGTTCTGGTGGTAATAGTTACTATCAATTTAATTATGGTGGCAATACTATTAGAATTATCGCAGAAGGTGGTGACGGTGGTAATAGCGGTAACGGCGATAATGCTGGTGGAAGTGCTAACAATGCAAGTATTCAGATTGTTGGTGGAAGTTCAACAAATATTACCTCAACAGGAACATATACTGTTGGTGGATTAGATATTGAAATTGGTTTATATTATGCTGGTAATCCTGGTGGAAATGGAGGCGCAACAACATCTGGTGCTGGTGGTGTATCATCATATTTTGGTGGTGCTGGTGGTGATGGTGTCGCAACTTTATACACAGGAACAAATTCTGTAAGTGAGACGTTTAGTACACCATCTAGTTCATATGACTCATATAATATTCCAAACACTTGGCCACTTGATAGTTTAACAGGAACTGTTAGAGGTGGCGGCGGCGGATCTGGTGGTACTGGTGATGGTGGTGCTAGTTGGCACGCTGGTAATGGTGGACCTGGTAAAGAAGTTGTCGCATTAATTAATCAAGGGAACAGTGGAACTTTAAGAGTTTACGTTGGTGGTGGCGGTAATGCTGGTAGTGGCAAAAGTCCTGGTAGTGGTGGTGTAGGTTTCGCTGAAGGTGGTAATGGTGGTAACGGATCTGGCGGCGGCGGCGGTGGCGGAGGTGGCGGTGCTTCCTCTATTGGTACTGCGTCTGCACAAATTATTGGTGCAGGTGGCGGTGGTGGAGGTGGCGCTGCTGGTAGTGGTACTCAAACTGCTGACATGAATGCAGGAGGAAACCCAGTAAATGATGGTGCTCAAGAACTTGCTGCTTTATTCTCTGGAACTGGATCTACAGGAAATAATTCTGTCTGCTCTGGTGGTGGAGGAGGCGGCGGTGGCGGCGGTGTTGGATCAGGATCTGGCATCGGTGGTGGTGGAGGAGGCGGAAACGGTTCCAACGCTCGTAGATCGGGATATGGTGCTAGTAGAGGACAATCTTCTATTAAAAGCAGTGGAACTGGTCCAACTGCATCTCTCGTCAGCGAGGGCGATGCTGGAAATGCTGGCACCGTAGCAGTAGGTCAACAAAATGCTGGTGGTAATGGATCTGTTGTTATTACTGCAGTAGAGAATACAACATACTATGGTGAAGGCGGTGGTGGTGGTGCATCAGGCACAGCTATATTGT